ACTTGTCAAAAAAACGACCATTATGAGCAGCGCTGAGCAGATTTGCACCAGCTACAACGAATCCGTGCTCGGTGGTGCCATCGTTTCGGGCAAATGGATCTACGCCGCGGCGAATCGCTACGCGAAAGATCTGGCTCGATCCGATCTCGTGATGGACTGGCCGGCGATGGACAAACTCGCCGCCCACTACCAGAGGCTCAACCTCGTGGGCGCCGATTCGGGGAAGGCGTTCGAGCTGCACCCGTGGCAACTGTGGGCGCTCAGCCAATTCTGGGGTTGGCGATTCGCCGATGACGGCCTTCGCCGGACGAAGATGGGGCTCCTTCAGGTTGCCAGGGGCAACGGCAAGACGACATTGATGGCCGGCCTCGCGATCTACGACCTGCTCAGTGGTCGTGGGCAGCGCGTCGACGTGCTCGCGAACAGCGAACGACAGGCCGAGATCTGTCTGGATACGGCGTGGTCGATGGTCAAAGCGATCGAGGATCCGCGCGTAAAGATGGCCTACGGCATCATCGGCCTTGCTGAAACCGACAGCGAAATGCAAGCGAGGCCGGCGAAAGCCTCCAGTTTGGATGGGCTAAACCCGTCGCTGTGGATCGGTGACGAGGCTGCGGAGTACTCGGGGCGGTGGCTCACGAAGCTAACGACGACCGGAGCGAAGCGCGCTGAGTCGTTGGGCATCCTGATCTCGACGCCTGGCGCCAACGACGACAGCATCTACGGCGAGTATCTCCGCAAGGGTGAGCGCGTTTTGAGCGGCGAAGAAGACGACGACGACTTCGCACCGATCATCTACGGCATCGACGCAGCCGACCAGCTCGACGACTCCGACTTGTGGATCAAGGCGAATCCCGGCATGGCTCACGGACAGCCGACGCTGAAGTCGTTGAAGCGCTCGTGGAACACGATGAAGACGAGCCCAATGGGGCGCGGAGAATTCAGCAGATACCACGCCGCGCGCACCAGTCAAGAGGGCGACTCGTGGCTCGACATGCTCCAGTATCCGACGACCGTGGTGGATACCACCAAACTCGAGGGCGCTGACGCATGGATCGGCCTGGATCTCAGCAAGTCGTTCGACCTGACGGCGGTCGTTGTCGCGATCCCGCTCGATGATGGGCGCGTCGCGATCGAAGGCCACTACTGGTGGCCTTCGGCAAACGTCGCGCAGCGTGAGCTTGACTACCGCATGCCTGTCCGGCAATGGGCTCACGATGGAAGACTCACGCTTACCCCTGGCGCCGACATCGACTACGGGCAAGTCTCGCTGCGCATCATCGAGCTCACAAAGCGATTCAACGTGCGGGGTTGTGCCTTCGACCCGTGGGGGTCTAAGTACCTTGTCGAGGAGTTAGAGGCGGCAGGTGTGGCCATGACCGCGATGCGTCAAGGCGTGGCGCTCTCCCCAGGCTGCATGCTGTGGCAAAACCTGTGGCTGGGCAACAAGATTTCGGTGAACGATGACCCCATATTTAAACAGGCGTGCCGTAACGCGATCGTGCGACGCGATCGAAATGGCAACATCGTGATGGACAAGGCGGTCACAACTAAGGTGATCGACCCGTTAGTTGCCGCTGTCATGGCTGTGAATCTGTGGGGTGGTAAGCAGGCGTCGTGCTACGAGGAAACTTAAGTTACGCGCAGACTTAGATACTTGACAACAACTAACATTCGCGCGTGCTTAGGAAACTGCTTAGCAGGCTCTTCGTCGCACCTTACAGCGCGACCTACCTACCGTCTTACGGCGGTGGCTCTATACCCATTCTCAGCCCGATGCAGTCGCTGCGGTTCACTCCGGTGTATCGCGCCGTCACTCTGATCGCATCGGACATCGCGCGCCTCGACACGAACATCAGCGCCTCGGGCGCCGACTCGCTCTGGCGCGCGCCGTCTCACTCGATGAGCGCGTATGAGTTCCGTCGATCGATGACGCTCAAGGCGCTCATCTACGGCAACGCCTTCGCGGTAATCAATCGTTCACTCGGCGGCGAACTGCTTGAACTGATCCCGCTCGAGAATGACGAGGTCACGCTTGATGTGCGCGGGATCCCGTACTACAAGACCTCGAGCTACGGCGATGTGCCGATCGAGTCAATGCTGCACATCCGTGCTCCAGGCACCAGTGGCCTGTGGGGCGATTCGCCGATCCGTCTCTGCTCTACCGCAATGAGCCTGATGGCTGCGCAGGAAAGCATGGCGCTCAACGCCTACGCGAACGCAGGCAATCCGAAGATCGCATTGGTGCACCCGAACGCGCTCAGCCTCGAAGCGCGACAGCGCATCATGGCCGACTACGCCGCGAAACACAGCGGCACATCGAACACCGGCGTACCGCTCGTGCTCGCTGAAGGCATGCGCATCGAGCGCATCTCGAGCACGCTCGACGACACTGGCCTCGCAGCTGCGCGATCGTTCAGCGTCTCCGATGTCTCGCGCATCTACGGCGTGCCACTGTCCTACCTCGCCGAGAGCACTGGCTCGGCGTATGGCTCGATGGAGTGGCTCAGCCGAATGTACGTCGACTCGTGCTTGTCGATGTGGCTCGAGGCTTGGCGCAGCGAAGTGCTGCTGAAACTCGCAACACCATTCGACACGATGTATTGGGATGTCGATGCGCTGATTCGTCCAGGCGTCGCTGAGCACATGGCCGCGCTGCGCACTGGAGTCGAAGCGGGAATCATCACGCGCAACGAAGCGCGCGATCGACTCGATCTCGAACCACTGGCCGGCCTCGATGAAATCATCGTGGCGCTCAACATGGGCACCGGCGGCGGCAGCACAAACCTAGGCAACGACACCTCATCAGGGAGCTCTAATGATTTCCCGCCGTGATTTCACTGGCGTCTCGAAAGTCGAAGGCCGAACACTGCGCGGAGTCGCTGCGGTGTATGGCCAGCCATCTCGACCGATCACCGAGCAGGGGCGCACATTCACAGAGCGCATCGCGCCTGGTGCATTCGGTGCGTCGCTCGACACCGACATCAAGCTTTACTACAACCACGACGCATCGATGCCGCTCGCGCGCACGAAGAGCGGCACGCTCGAGCTTGCCGACTCGCCGAGCGGCTTGCAGTACGAGGCGAGTCTGCCAGATACCACGCTCGGCAACGACGTGCGCGCGCTGCTTGAGCGCGGAGATCTCAGCGGCGAAATGTCGTTTGGGTTTTATGTCGTCGCCGACACATGGAACAAGGCAAAGACTGAGCGCACGGTGAATTCCGCGCGTCTCGTCGAGATCAGCGTCGTCGTAGACGCTGCATACCCACAGACCACCTCGAGCCTACGTCATGTCGACGCAGGCATCACTGATGCCGTCGCTGCACGGCTCGAACTTCACCTTCAAAGGATCCGCAATGTCTGACCACATCGACGAACTGTCATCAATCAATCACAACTACCGCGCTGCGCTCACCGCATATCAAGCTCGCACTGGCCTCGCGCCTCAAACCGTTGACACGCGCGGCAGTGGCGAGGAAAAGGAAAAGTTCGCCCGCATGGATGCGGACATGAGCGCGACCGAACTGCTCGCGCAGAACGCTGCGCTCAGTGCTCGTCTCGCAAAACTCGAGTCGAAGCCACAGTTCGAGCGCCAAGCCTCAAAGAAGTTCGGAACCAACGATAGCGAGGAGTACGCTGAGCGCTACATCCACGCGCTCGCGCGTGGCGACGTCCAATCACTTCGCGCGCAAGCTTCGATGGGCACGGACTTCGGCACAGCAGTCCCAACTGATCTCGAGCGTCGCATCATCGAGAAGATGTTCCAGACCAATGTGCTGCGACAGATCGCAGTGGTGAACACCATCGACAGCAAGCGCACAATTGCAGTTGAGTCTGCGCTGCCAACAACCACCAAGGTTGCTGAAACCATTGGCGATCCGGGCACTGCGGTCAATGCCACGCTGTCATTCCCAACGATGGCTACGGCGATTTCCGTGGCGTTCACAAAGTACGTCACGCCGGTCAAGATGTCTCAGGAGTTTATCGAGGATGCCATCGGCACCGGTGGCATTGGTTCAGGCATGGAGTACGTCGCGCGCAAGTGTGCGATGTCGATGTCACTGAAGCACGAGGAGCAGTTCACCATCGGCGACGGTAGTGGTGATCCACAGGGAATCGCGTTGACCGGAGCGCTCACAGCCAACGTCACGAATCTCGGCACAGCCGTCGCGCTCTCCGCGGTCACCGCAGACAACGTGATCGACACATGGCACGGCTGTCCTGTTGCGTACCGCAACTCGCCAAAGTTTCGCTGGCTTGTTTCTGACACATTCCTCAAAGTGATTCGCAAGCTCAAGACCACTAACGGCGATTACATCTTCAGCCCGAACAACAGCGGCGTCGGCCAGAACGTTGTCGGCTTGCCTGGATCGATCTACGGCACGCCGTACTCGGTTGGGCAGTACATGCCAACAGCGACGGTCGAAGCAGCGGTGTACGCCGTCGTCGGCGACTTCAGCTACTTCGAAATCTTCGACCGAACCGGAATCACATCGCTGCTTGATCCCTACTCGGCGGCTCTCGCGGGTCAAACAATGCTCTACGTTTACTCGCGCACCGACTCGCGCATCATGCTTAACGAAGCCTTCTCGGCCATGACCTCGTAACCCGCCTCTTATCTCCCTGCGCGCGCAGTGGGTGACCTCACTGCGCGCGTTTCATGTCCGTACCACTTTCGACCATCAAGTCAGCGTTGAAGATCGACTTCGACGACGACGACAAAGAAATCTTGCGCTTGCGCGAGGCTGCTGTGTCGTTGATCGAGCGACGCACGCAGCTCGCGCTGACGCCAGTGACAGTTCCGCTCTATCTCAAAGAGTTCAAGGACGCGCTAATCCCTGCGCACCCATTCGTAAGCGTGAGTCTCATTCAATATCGCGACCAGCTCAACGCTCCGATCACAATGCCGATCACCGACTACTGGCTTGATTTCACCGAGGGCACGATGCCAGTGCTTCGATTCCTCGAGGTTCCAGTGATTTATCCAGGCACAATGGTGACTGTGTTTTATCTGTGCGGATACACCGCGCTACCGAACGATCTAGTGCACGCGATCATCGCGCTCGTCGGGCACTGGTACAACAACCCCGAGGCTGCATCACCGATATCACTGTCGACTGTTCCCCTGTCGATGGGATTCATCTTGGACAACCTCAGCACCAGGAGTAACATCCGATGATCTCTGGCGGTCGTCTGCGATTTGTCGCGACGCAGTCGATCCCGAGCACGGCTCGTGATGATCTCGGCATGCGCACCGACACATGGACGACTGGCGGCACGATGCGCGTCGACCTTCGCAGCGACTCCGCGCAGGAGCAGTCATACGCTGACGGCGTCGCCGTCGTGCGGAACTTCGAAGTGCGCGCGCGATGGGGATCAGCGCAGAACATTGCGCTGAATGAAACGCATCGGCTCAGCGTCAACGGCCACACGCTCAAGATCCGCGCGATCCGCAACCTCGATGAGGCTGACCGAGTCGCCGTGATCGACTGCGAGAGTGTGACATGAGCATCGAGACTGCCACGCGCGCGATGCTCACCGCAGGCATCACATCGATCACCGACGCGCGCATCACGCACGGCTACCGCCTCCAAGATTCTGCGCTCCCTGCGGTCACGTTCGAGATCCAGAGCATCGAGACCATCAGCCTCGGCGCAGCTGCGACGCGCTCAGCATCAGTCGAGATCCGCGCGATCGCGGAAACCACGCTCGAAGCGCTCGATCTCATCGATGAGATCCGCGCAGCGTCTGTGGCTGGAACGTGGGACAGCTACGACTTCGACGCTGTGCTGTGGCAGAACCACACGATCGATCCACCATCGGCGAGCGACGGCGACGAGGCTCAACCCGTCGAAGCGGTTGCCACCATCAACATCTACTACAGGGAGTAACACATGGCAGCGGTTTCAACGGCAGCGATGACAATCTCATACGGCGGCAACGTCATCACCGGCGTTGGCTCGATTTCGCTGAGCGCGACGCGCTCCTTGATTGAAATCACCGAGTTTGCCGACCAGCGGCAGAAGTTCATCAGCGGAAACGCTACGACCACTGCGTCGATTGAGATCTTCTACGATCAGGGTGTGACTGGCACCGCAGCATTTGAGGCTGCGGTGAATGCGAGCACCGCAGCAGCTGCCGTCGTGGTCACTTTGCACACTGGAGCGACCTACACCGGCACCGGCTACGCGACGTCGATCAGTATCACGGGCTCGCCGAATGAAATCGTCCGCGCAACACTTGAAATCCAGTTCGATGGAGCGGTCACAATCGCATGAGCATCCGCGACGCGCTCACGCTCAAAGAGAAGCACTGCACGCTCAGGGACGGCACAGCGTTCACGCTGCGGCGTCCGACGGCGCTCGACATGATCGAGGCCGTCGAGTTCAGCGCATCGACGCCTGAGCGCATCAACGCATGGCTGGTGCTCATGCACCTCGTTGAAAATGGTGCGCCGGTGTTCACGGAAATCGAGCAGGCGCTTGTTGCCGACGGCAACGTCGTCATGCAAATCTCAGCAGCAGCGGAGGCGCTTTACAGCGAGGGGCGGGACTAACTAAGGCTTCGCGCGTGGTGCTGCGCGAGGCCATCAGGATGAGTAGCACCGATCTTGACCGCATGAGCGTCGTGCTCATCAACACCGCGCTTGATATCCCAGACTGGAGTGGCATCCGTGAGCAAATCAAGCAACTTCAGAATGCAAATGCGAATCGATCCAAAGGAGATCGAGGATTTGCGCCGGAAGATCATGACGTTCGTGCCGAAGGTGCGAAAGCAGATCGTGCGCAAGGGCTTGCGCCGGTGGGGTTCGATCGTTCAGCGCGGAGTCAAGGCCGCAGCGTGGCCAAAGGCGAGGCGCACACGACGTGCGGTGACAGTCAAAATCAAGAGCTACCGCAACGGAACAATCTGGTGCGGCGTCGGGATCAAACTCGGCTCGGGCTTGGCAAACCGCCGGCAGATGGATGATCCAGGCAACCGCTCGCACTTGTTCGAGGGCGGCTTTCGTCCGTGGAAAAAAGGTGTGCGCGTCGAGAGTCAAACGCGCGCGAAAAGCCGCAAGACCGGGAAGATTCAGACGATCACGACTTTCCGCGAGGCTGCACCGCGCAGCGCGCGCAAGGGAAACCCGAACGGGTTTTTCGCACCGTTCATCGCGAAGAATCGCGGCTGGCGCAAAGGTCTCAAGGGGCGCGCGCTCGG